CCATCTACGGTAATGTCAATATGGACTTGTATGGCGAGATGCGCTATCAGGCTCGACTGGCTGAGGACACCGTGGAGATGCATGAATTGTGGATTTGGAATGATGACACCAGCGATTACCAGGTGGTCACCATTGCACAGCCTAATGTCATTATCTATGACCGCCCAGGCGAATCTTTGTTTATGAAGGGTGAATGTCCGTTTATCCAGCTTTGCCCGAACCCCCTATACGACTACTACTGGGGTGAATCGGAGTGCCAAAAGCTCATCCTCTTGCAATCTTTACGCAATAACCGCATGACCGAGATTTTGGACTTGCTCAGTAAGCAAGTTAGCCCGCCTACAGCCCTTACAGGCTTTACGGGTATCTTGGATGAGAAGAACTTTGCTCTAAATCGTGCTGGTGGACTATTGGCTTCGGATATGCCTAATGCTAAGGTGGATCGCCTAGCGCCAAACTTGCCCAATGATTTATTTGAGATGCTCCGTGAGATCGATGCGATGTTCTCAGAAGTGTCAGGAATCTCCAATGTCCTGTCTGGGCGTGGTGAATCGGGTGTCAGAAGCCAAGGTCATGCTAGCCAATTAGCCCGTTTAGGTAGCTCTAGGGCTAAGAAAAGGGCGTTAATTGTTGAGGATGCCTTGGAAAAGGTAGCCACCATGTACCTCAAACTCATGCAGTTTTATGATCCTACGCATTATGTGGATACAGAAGGCAAGCCATTCATTGCAGATCAGTTCACCAGAGATTTTGTGGTTAAGGTAGATGCCCATAGCAATAGCCCAATCTTTACCGAGGACTTAAAGAATCTTGCCTTTAACTTGTTTAAAGCTGGCGCTATCGATCAGGAATCCTTATTGGATATGCTAGAGCCACCGATGAAGCAGTTGTTAAAAGATAAATTAAAGACTAAGATGAGCATGAGTGGTGGTGGAAGCCTACCCGCTTCTGCTACTGAGGGTGGACCAAGCGAACCAATGATGGGGTAATGATGGAAAATCAAATGATACAACCCAAAGCCGATCAGCCTAGGGTAACTACTGAATCACTCAAGCGTGGCGATGCTCCAGCGCAGTTAGAATATCGCAATCGTGGATTTGAAAATGTTTCCCGTTCACCAAGCACTAGGGTGTACGGGCGTGATGTTAGGGGATAGTTAATGGGAGAAAGCTATGTACGGTAAAAAAATGAAGCGTGGTCGTAAGACAATGCGTTAAGAATCCTTCACGGGAGTTCCTAGGGTAGCGGGAATTAAAATACAGCTACCCACTTGACAAGTCATAGATAAAGTTTAATCTATGCAGAAATTGATAGGAAAAAGTTATGGCGCTACCGCAAGAAGAAATGATGAAGATGATCGCAAGCCAGCGAGATCAAGCTACTCCTGGCGGGATGGTCAAAACTACTGATGAAGAAGTGGTGATGTCCGATGCGACAACCCCACCAATGGCTGCTCCCATGTCAACGCCTGAACCAAAACTGGGAAGCAAAGAATCCGCAATGATTAATCTTTCTATGGCAATGGACTTGCTAAACCAAAGTTTGCCTGGCATTGGCGTTAATTCCATGGAAGGTAAAAAGGTTTTAGATGCAATTCGTGTAATTACTGGAATCCTTGGTCCAGATAAAGAGCGCACCGATGAATTGCAACCTACTGAGATTTTGAATATGTTACAAACTTTACCTCAAGCTGGTGGCGCAACACCTGAGAGTAAAGCCATGTCCTCTGCGCCAGCAATTCCTGGAATGATGCCTACCCCGCCTGGTGGTGGTGCATTGCCAATACCTCAACCCATTTAAAGGAAATTACTATGGAACTCTTTAAACCCCGTGGCGCTTCCGCACCCCGCAGACCAACTGACAATAACCAAAAGAACGGACAAGTAATTAATACTCCCCGTTTCTCTCAGTTTGGTGGCTTGTCTGCATCAAATAAAGCGGGTAGCAAAAACCAAATGTCGATGTCGCAACCTGGCGACACCAAAAAAGTTATCTAACTAAGAAAAGGGGATAAAGATGAGCTTAGAAGATATTAGTTTGGAACAGCGGGATGAATTGGCGCTCTTAATGCAAGAGTTAGCCCAGAACCCCGCTACCCGTAAAGAAGCCTTGCGTTTAACCAAGAAGGTTAGACCTAATTTGCCTATTCCTGAACTAGAGCTTGAGGACTATACCGAACAAAAGGTTAGTGCTGCTGAAGAACGGGTTATGCAATTGGAAGCAAAGCTCAAGGAAAAAGAAGCATTAGAAGAATTACAAAAGCGCAGAGATAGCCTAATTAAAAAAGGGTTAGCGAATTCGGATGAGGATATTCAAAGTATCGAGAAAATTATGCTTGAGAAAAAAATATCAAACCACGAAACTGCTGCTGAGTATTTTGACTGGATGAAACAAGCTGCTGTTCCAACACCATCTGGATACAACCCAAGTCCGTTAAAAGGTTTTGACCTTAATAACTATTGGAAAAATCCAGTACAAGGTGCTAGAAACGAAGCTGCAAAAGCATTGTCCGAGCTGCGTAAAAACACTCGACCAATTGGTATTTGAAGTTCGCAGTAACAGGGGATATTTAGATTTTTGTTTGGAGATAAACTATGCCGATAGGTGGCGGAATTCTTCCAGCAGCGGGTACATCGCAATATAACGAACTTACTTATGTAACTCGTAGAGCGTTTATCCCTAAGCTGGTCGTACAACTTTATAACAGCACACCCTTGATGGCTGCGTTGATTGCAAATAGTCAACAGGCTTCAGGTGGTGTATCCCAAGTAACTGTGCCAGTTCAAGGCGCTCAGTTCGTTAACGCACAATGGTCTGACTACTCTGGTAGCTTCACACAGCCATCCGTACAGCAAGGTGCATTTAACGCTGAGTTCAACCTTAAATTGATGATTGCTCCTGTACCATTCCTAGGGATGGAAGGCGCTGTACAGCAAGACTATGCAATTATTCCTCTCATTGAAGCTCGTATGAACGATGCAACCAATGTGATGATGGATGCAATGGCTACTGCTTTGTACACCAACTACACGAACACTCAGCAATTTATCGGTTTACCTGGCGCAATTGACGATGGTACTAACATGGGTACATACGGTAATATCAACCGTAGCACCTATACTTGGTGGCAGTCAAAGGTTTACAACGCTGGTTCAGTAAACCCAACTCGTCAAAATATCCTTCAGTACATTTCTGGAACTGTTAAAAACGGTGCAGAAGTGCCTACTTTTGGCGTTTGCGGATTCGGTACTTGGACACTATTAGCTCAAGATTATGTTGGTCAAGAGCAGTATGTGATTACCCCAGGTAGCGGTTTTGATGGTGAAGCCAATGGACCACAAGCAGCTTTCCGTGCTTTGATGGTTGCTGGTGTACCTATTTATCCAGATCCTTATTGCCCAGAGGGTACTGTCTATTTCATTAACTCGAACTACTTGAGCTTGTACATCCATGACCAAGGTAGCTTCGTGTTTACTGGATTTGAAAGCACTCTACCAAACTGGCAGATTGGTTATGTTGGCGCTGTCTTGATGATTGCCGAATTGGTAAGCACCAAGCCTAAGTCGATGACCAGAGTTTCTGGCTACAACTCTATTTCGTTATAAGGAGAACTAGTCATGGCACTCGGCTTAAATAAAATCCTGATCTCAGGTAGCAATACCAATACTCCTGGAGCTTATTGGCAGCTTACAACTGTAAGTGCAACTACCGCTGGTACTGTTGTACCCGCTGGTACTTACATTGCATTTGCAACTGCTAATGTGATTATCCAGGCTGTATCGGCTTACAACACAACTACCAGCACAGCAACTTGGTCCAATGTGGGCGCAATTAATGTGGGTGGTGTTGTGATCTCCGATGGTGTAAATGTACGCTTGCTTGCTACAACTAACGCTACAGTAACTCTTGCTACTGTAAACGGTGGTGAAGCTGCTTCTGGCACTTACAACGACTAAGGAGAGAAACAATGGCTAACCCAAATGCAGTAGGTAATCTTTACCTAGACAGTTTTGGATACGGGCTAATTGGAAAATTAACTGCGCAAACCCTGGCAACAACGGGAACTGCGCAGATTAAGATTCCTCTCGTATCAGGCGGGTTAACCAACGGTGGCGCTACTAGCAATTCTGGTGGGGTAATCATTCGTCAAGTGACGGTGCAAAACCCTACTGGAAGCGTTGCAAGTGCTGATATTGGTATTAGTATTTCTAGTGCTGGAAACATGGGCGCAGCCAATGTGGTTGTTGCCAATGTGACCTTGAGCGCTGTTAGCGCATCTGGAAAATACCAAGACCTAGCAATTGCATATCCAGCAAACACCGTTGTTTCTGGCGCATCAACTCAAGCTCTATATGTGAATGTCAATACCGCTTCTGGTAACGCAAACACCGTAGATATTTGTGTTTATGGACAAGTGGTGAGCTTCTAATGATTTATGTAACCAATAACTCAGACCAAGACCTAAGAGATGGCTTCGGTGGAGTATTTTATGACTTTAAAAAAGGCGCAACTGTAGAGATTTCAGAGGAAGCTGCCCGTCATATTTTTGGTTACGGTAAAGAAGATAAGACCACTCACTTGGCTAGGTTGGGCTGGATAAAGACCGCTAACGATCTACAAGAAGGTTTGGATCGATTAGCACAATGGAATTTGTCCACACAGCCGCCAAAAAAGAACCAATCGTTATCCCCGTTGGTGGAAAGAGTACCCCTACCTTCCCAAAAGAGGGCGGGGGGAAAAGTCCTCTCGGTGGCAGCATGACTTATGGAGTTTAAATGGCAACTCTTTCGACTTACATTACGGAAGTCAGGCGATTACTCCATGATGCAAACGGAAACTTTTATAACGATTCGCAATTAACGGATTACATTAACGGCTCAAGAGAGCGTGTAGTTCGTGATACTGGCTGCCTTAGAACCATCCAGATCGTACAAACACCTTGTAAAGTTCCTGTTTCAGCAGCTTTAAATGGAGCAGCGCCAACCAATCCTACAGCATGGAAAGCTAATACTGCCTATGCTTTGAATGATTTTATTTTTAGTAATATCTTTATTTACCAAGTAACTGCCGCTGGTACTACGGATGCTACACCACCGCCTTACCCGCAAAGTCAGCAAAACAATATCACCAATTACCCGCCATCTACCCAGTTTTTAAATGGTACTTGTGGGCTTACTTATGTTGGTAACTGCGAAAATATTTTTTACTCTGCAATGCCACAGGGCAACAGAACCCTAGACATTATTAACATCAATATGTACTGGGGTAATACCCGTGTGCCATTGGATTACTTAGCCTGGTCAGACTTTAATGTGCGCTTGCGTTTTTGGCAAAACTACATTGGCAGACCGCTAGCCTTTAGCAATTACGGGCAAGACAATATCTACATTGGTCCAATCCCAGACGAAGCCTACCAGCTAGAGATTGATACAGTCATTCTTCCTGAATCCTTAACCTTGGCTAACTCTGGAGCTACTGATCCAATCAAAGATCCTTACACTACCTCGGTTAAGTTTTATGCAGCATACCTAGCCAAGTATTACGAGCAAAGTTACGGGGAAGCTGAGATTTATAAACAAGAGTACAACAAGCAGACTTCTGCTGTTCTTACCTCGATCTTTACCCGCAGAATTCCAACGCCTTATAGCTCACCTTACTAGCCATGGCAGCAGCAGAACAGAAAAAGTCCTATGCCGTTGTCAAACAGTTTAGAAGCCTAAACACTAAGGCTAACCGTACTGCCATTGATGAGAGTGAGTTTGCTTGGCTAGAAAACGCACAGCCAATCGGCTATGCCAACTTAAAGATTATTCCTAATAGCGAAGCTGTAGTTGATGCTGGCGCTAATGCTGTAGTTTTTTCCAATACCGTTACCCACTTAACATCCGTCAATATTGGCTTAAACGACTATGTTGTTGCCTTTATGGATAATGGCTCGGCACAGTATTTTAATGTTAATACCGATACTTTTGGCAATGTGGCTTCTGCTGGTACATTTAGCTCTACTGGCATTAGCACTACCCAATGGAATAATGAGCGTATGCTCATCCTTGATCCTACCAAAGGTTACTTTAACTGGGATGGCAATAATGTTGTAACTATCGGATCTGTCGGATTAATAGGAATTGTTAATCAAGGAACTGGCTATACCGAAGCGCCAACTGTCACTATTTCAGCGCCCGATCAAACGGGTGGTGTTCAGGCTAACGCTACATCTACCATCTCTACAGGCAATGTCGTTACATCGGTAGCGGTTTCTAATGCTGGTACTGGCTACACCAATTCAGCTAATTTGACCGTAACCTTTAGTGGTGGCGGTGGCGGTACAGGCGCTAATGCTGTAGCCCAACTCTATAACTTCCAGACTGGTACGCTTTCTTTGGTGGTTATTAACGAAGGTTCTGGTTATACCAACGCAGCTAATACCATTGTGACTATCTCTGGTGGCGGTGGATCAGGAGCAACAGCCGTGCCGATTGTGGTCGGTAATGTGGTCACCCAGGTCATTATGACTAACTTAGGATCAAACTATACCAATGCTGCCAATGTAACGGCAACGGTATCGGGTGGCGGTGGTAATGGAGCAGTCTTGCAAGCTATCGTTAATTCCGAGCCAAATGTGGGCATAGCGAGCTTTTCTGGGCGTGTTTGGATTGCTGCTGGTCGCACAGTCTATTACAGCGCTGCGGGGTCGTATAGCGACTTTACAAGCGTTTCTGCGGGATCGGTAACGCTGACTGATTCTACGCTGCATGGCAACATTATTCAGCTATTGACTGCTAATAACTTTTTGTACATTTTTGGCGATAACTCCATCAATGTGTTCTCAGATGTTAGGGTTACTACTAGTGGAACTACCCTGTTTACCAACACCAATGTGAGCGCATCCGTTGGTTCAGAGCAGAAAAACGCTATATTCCCGTACTTCCGATCTGTTTTGTTTATGAATGACTATGGCGTATATGCCCTAGTTGGATCAACCACCTCAAAATTGTCCGATGCCCTGGATGGTATTTTCCCTAACATTGACTTTGTAAACCCTGTTTATGCGGGTCAGGTCTTATTAAACAATATTCTTTGCGCAGTCTTTAACTTTAGGTATTTTGATTCAACCTTTACCAATAGCTATCGGTATATCCAGGCTGTTTTCTTTGAGAAAAAGTGGTTTATTTCAAGCCAAGGTAACAATATTAAGTACATTACATCTGTTCCTGAAGCTGGACAAATCTTAATGTACGGGGTTTCTGGTAATAACTTGTATCGCTTGTATGCTGATTCCACCAGTAGCATTGTAAGCCGTGTTAGAACTGCTTTAATGCCAATGACTGATCCAATTCGGACCAAGCAAGCATTGAAAATTGGTATTGAAGCGACTGCACCCGCCAATGGCACGATTACTATGTCTGCTACGGTGGACAATGAAAACCGATCTAGCTTTCCATATACCCTTTCAAGCGTTATTACTTGGCAAAATAACAGTCTGCAAGTAATTCCCTGGAACAATAACTCAGGTACAAATATTGGTTGGGGTACTTCGGGTTATTCTTTATATAAAACAGATGCTCAACAGTATGGTAAATACTTAGGAATTACAGTAACATCTACTAATCCTGGGTATGTAATAAATGGCTTTGAGTTTGAGCATGAACTAAGAGTGAGGTTCTAGTGTCTAAACCTATATCGTCTGTACCAAATGTATTCCAAAATGCGACTACAACCATTCCGTTGTCGCAATTGGACAGTAACTTTACAACGGTCACAAACGCCCTAAACGATCTAAATAATTACAGTAACTTTGTCCAGGACACGGGTACTGCTAATGCCGTTGTCTGTAATTACCCCGCTGGAATTACAACAACTGTAATTGATACTGGTTGTGAGATAACCTTTGAAGCTAATAATGCTAATACTGGTGCTACCACTTTATTAGTCCAAGTTAACTCCGTTACCATTTTGGCTGCAACTGCGGTTAAGAATGAGGATGGATCAGCGTTATCTGGCTCTGAATTTAGGGCTGGCGGCATCTATTCAGTCATTTATGACGGTACTTATTGGGTTTTAGCGGGTGGTGGCGGTGGTGGCGGTGCTGAAGCTGGTGGTGCGATCTATGAAAACACCCAGTCAATCAATGCAAACTACACCATTACCACAAATAAAAATGGTTTTAGCGTAGGACCGATCACCGTAGCAAGTGGAGTTACGGTTACCGTGCCGTCTGGCTCACGCTATGTAATTATGTAAAGGACAATATATGAGCATTGTTTTAGTAGGTTCAACTTCAGGTAGCGTTACATTACAAGAACCAGCCGTTGCTGGTACTACTGTATTGACCTTACCAGCCGTTACAGGAACAGTTCTTACAGATACATCACCTAAAGCTGGTAATGTGATTCAGGTGGTTCAAGCTACTACACAAACAAGTGTTTCAAATAGCACTACTACATATGCTGATAGCGGTTTAACTGCAAGCATTACACCAACAAGTTCTTCAAGTAAAATTTTAGTATTAATTTCGCAAAATTTTTATATTGCTATTAACTCTGGTACTTCTCAATTCGGTGGTTTTCAAATAGTAAGAAATTCAACAGCTATTTATACACCAGCACAAGATGGCGTATCTTCATTTGATTATGGTATTTCAAATGGAAATACTACAATTGCACAACTATTTACAAGGTATTCGGCTTGTTATTTAGATAGTCCAGCAACTACATCTGCAACAACTTATAAAACACAAATGCGTATTTATTACACAGCTTCGGGTGGAGCAATATATGCTCAAAATAGTAATGGAACTTCATCAATAATCCTTATGGAGATTGCAGGATGACCAATTCAGTTCAATTTATAAGTGCTTTGCACAGCGTTTATCCTCAAGTAGTTCGCACAGTAGGCGATGTCGCTTACGATGCTAACGGCAACGAAGTCGCATACGATAAAGCCAAAGTCCAGGCTTATGTAGATGCTCATGCTTATATTGCTAAACGAGCCGCAGAATACCCACCCATCACCGATTGGTTAGATGGAATGGTTAAAGGCGATCAAGAGCAAATGGATAAGTATGTTGCTGACTGCCTGGCTATTAAGAAAAAATACCCCAAAGGAGTTAAATAATGGCTTCTATTATTACAGCCACAACTACAAGTGGATTAACCCAGTCTGCTGACAATAGCGGTGTATTACAGTTAGCATCGGGTACTGGTAACTTAGTTACTGTTCCATCGGTAACAGGCACAGCGATGGTTAGCGGTAATATGCCAGCGTTTAGTGCTTATTTGGGTTCAAACCAATCAGCAACAAATGTGTGGCAGAAAGTACAAATAAATACAGAAGAATACGATACGGCATCTTGTTTTGACACAACTAATTATCGTTTTACACCCAATGTAGCTGGGTATTATCAAATAAACGCATCTCAAATTCAAAGTTCTTCAACAAATAGGATGCTTTTAGGTCTATACAAAAACGGAACTATTTTTAAGTATGGTACGGATTACACAACTGGCTCAACAATAGGAGTGTTGTCAACTACTGTGTATGCAAATGGTTCAACAGATTTCTTTGAATTTTGGATTTTTTCAGGCGGTTCTGTGACATTGAATGGCGGCAACCCTAATTCATTTTTTCAAGCCTGTTTAGTGAGGGCAGCATAATGACTTTATTAGAAAAAATTATTGCTATTTATCCCGAATTAGCAACATACGATTTTGCTAGAAGTGACATTATTTTAGAAAATGCTTCAGACGGCAAAGGCGATTACATTAAGTTTTGGAATCACCCAACTTTGCCAAGACCAACAGAAGAACAGCTAAATGGATAAATTACAAATTCGCTTCCATGAACTGTTTGCCTACAATAATGGCAAGCTAACCCGCACCCAATCTATTGGTGCTATTAAAGCTGGTTTTGTTCTTTCTTACAAAGAGCCTAATGGTTATTTGCGTGTTCGGGTTGACGGAAAACGCTATACAGTTCATCAAGTAATTTTCTGTATGCATTATGGATATATCCCAAAAATGATTGACCATATCAATGGCATTAAAGATGATAATCGTATTGAAAATTTGCGTGTAGCAAACCCAAGTCAAAATGGTTATAACAAGCCACTTGGCAAAATGTGCAAATCAGGTGTTAAAAATGTCAAGTGGGAACCAAATATGAAAAAATGGCAAGTTAGACTACGAGTTAATAAAACTCCTAAAATTGTCGGGTACTACGATGATTTAGAACTTGCTGAGTTAGTAGCCATTGAAGCTCGCAACAAGTTTCATGGAGCATACGCAAACCATAAAATTAAGGAGCAATCATGCCACCAGTAACCATTGACGGCACAAGCGGTATCACGACACCGATGTATGGCGGTGCTATAACGGCTAATGCTGTTACTCCAGTTACAGGATTTAAGTCAAGAATAATAAATGGGAACATGGTAATTGACCAGCGTAATGCTGGTGCTAGTGTTACTCCTACTACTGATGCTACATACACGCTTGATAGGTGGTGTATTCGTTTAACACAAGCAAGTAAATTTTCAGTTCAACAAAATGCTGGTTCTGTAACCCCGCCAGTAGGGTTTACAAATTATCTAGGTATTACTTCAACTTCTTCTTATTCAGTATCTTCTACAGACATTTTTACACTTGAACAAATTATTGAAGGATTTAATGTTCAAGATTTAGGATGGGGTACTGCTA